CAATTGGCAAATCAGAACTACAAGGTTCCATCAATTGACAACTATTGCACGCACATTAATGTCGCTCGGTGTCAATGTTTACTTTGAAACCCACTTCAAGGACTTACAAGATAAGACGGGTTCAGTGGTCGGTAAAAAAGCAGCATGGGAAAAGCATACTGCTAACTATCTAAACCAAGTTCTATACTTCCATAAGAAGAAGGTGCGCGACGAGAACGGTAAGAGTACAGGTGAAACTCGATACGAAGTTGAGTTCGTTAAGTGCAAGACTAACCCGGATTTGCTAGACCAAAGAAGAACCATCATGGTGACCAAAGAAGGTCAACCGCTAGAATGGTACGGACTACCGGAATTGAGAGAGGGCCAAGTATGAGTGAATGGAAAAGGACAGGTGAGCCAGCACATAACAACGCTGAATCAAGAAGCGCGGAAGATGAATATGTATGGGAGGCAGACCCTAACTGTAAAGATTGCAAAGGAACAGGTGAAGTTTGGACTGAATCTGTTGTGAGGAATTGGGAAGGCGAGGCCGTTGATGTTGAACACATCAACGAGCCTTGCCACTGTATTTACAGTAGGTGGGTAGCCAAGCCGGACAAGAAGTGCATTCAATGTAAAGGAACAGGCGCGGTCCAAGAAAGACTAATCCACCCAACTACAAAAGAAGTGTATATTCAATTCCACGATTGCATCTGTTTGAGATACATACGAGAAGGTGATACTGATGAGACAAAAAGTAATGCACATTAAAGGGAGTAAGAAACCAAGATTATGCGGCGCGAAAGGAGAGATGGAAACAATAGGGGAGGATGAAGAACTTCCTGTTTGCCCTAAGTGCAATGCGATAGCAATAGCACTAGGACACTTAGGAGTTGATGTCTAATGCCTATGGTCGAAGCCGTGTTCAATACTGATATTCTAAGAGGATTCGTGACAGGATTTGGAGAGGGTGTTGATGATTTGCAATGCAGTATTGAAGATATGGCGATAAGAGGGAATGTTGATGTGGCGACCCACTATGTTAGTAAGAGTATCATGGTGAAACCAATGAGTGTATCAACGCAATACAAGCCGGGGAAATTATGCATCCCCGATGTTCATAAACTAGGCGCGTTTCTCAAATCTTGTGATGAAGACACTACTCATGTCCGACATGTGAACAACATGCTGACCGTAACAAACGGTAACCAACAATTTAGTACACCCACACATGACAATGTGTTGTCGTATCAATCCGTTGATAGAGCAAAGGTGGCTATCTCTAATGCCGTTAATAACAAATGGACTAAGTTAGGTCGCGCGGATATACAATATCATGCTACTGCTACTATGGGTGACTTGCATGGGTTGAGTTCTATGACTAAGGTTGTAGCCAAAGATGCTCCGATACGAGTTAAGATGGAAGGAGAATCTATGACAATTACCGCAGGTAACATGCGCGGAACAACAATGTCACGCACGATAGATGTTGATGAACTTACCAGCAACGCATTTGCTGAAACTGTCTTTTCGTCACAATTCCCTAAGTTGTTATCAATCATGCCAAGTGGTGAAGTAACTCTTAGAATGGGAAATAAGAATGCACTCATCATTAGTCATAATGAGTTGGCTTGTCTTTTGATATTGAAACATCAAGAAGGGGTGGACGCATGAAGAAGCCTCTGTATCTCTGCATGTACGCATATCTTTGTGGTTGCACTACTGTAATGTCAAACAATAGAGAAACTATTAGCACACACATGAAAGAAGTTCATGGTTGGACTCAACAAGATTGTAATGATTCAAGGTTGGGTGATGATGAATGATTGCTGATGCTATCTATCACGACGACACGCCTCCTACTCTCTATATGAGATGGAGAGAGCATGGTAAACTTGTCGAGCAAACTGTTGATGATTACAAACCCCACTTCTATGTTTCAGCGGCAACGCCGGAAGTGCGCTTCAAGCAATTTAAGCGCGCATATCCACAAGCAAAGATTCACAGGGATAAGACATACAAAGGTCTTGATGGTAATTTGTTGTATCGTATTGAAACAAATAACCCGTATGACCTCAAAAGAATGAGTCAAATGTTTAGCAAATCATACGAGGCTGACATGCGTTTCATCGACCAATACTTGGTTGAGGAATGCACAAAAATGCCTCAGTGGAAGCCGCGCAAATGGTGGTATGATATTGAGTGTGACACAGGAGATGATAAGTTTACTACTGTTATTGCAGTCATTGACTCCGACCTTGACATACCCGTTGTCTTTGCATGGGCTGATGAGAGAACCAATTGTCCTTATGATTTCAGTGAAAAAACAGGACACTATTATGGTTCGTTGAAAGATAGAGAAGTTCGTAATGAGAGATACCAACTGCGTCTTTTTGAATCCGAGAAGATAATGTATGATGCGTTTATAGAGTTCCTACATGAACGCGACCCCGATATGATGATTGCTCACGCGGGAACATTCTTTGACATACCACACATGATTGAACGCCTTGACAAGATTTACGGTCATGGTGGCGCGTCTAAGTTGAGTCCTCTTGGTATTATCCGCTACCCTAAGAAGGGTGAGCGATACCGCTTTGATGACCAACCGATTGCAGGTCGATGGCAGTTTGACACAGCCGCACCAGCATCAAGCGGTACAGGCTTTGAGCGTGTGTGGAAGGACAGTGGTGGCGGTCAACTACCTAATCGTAAGTTGAATACCATCGCTGAAATACTCGGACTTGGTTCTAAACTAACAGAAGAGATAGAAGGAATGGATGTTCACAATGGTTGGTATGAGTATTGGTCCGATTTCGTTGATTACTGTTTACTTGACACCGTTCTTCTTCGTGGTATTGATGAAGCGCGTAATGTAACTGACTTCTTTGTTGAAATGGTTCGCTTATGTGGTGTATCAATTCAATCAGCAACGAATGTTTCAAACTTCATGCGTGGTTTGCTTGGACGCAAGACAGACTTGATTGCACCGTCTAGGATTAACTTGGCTGAAAAGCCCGACCTAAAAGGTGCTGAGTTCATATTGAAAGATAACGGGTTGTACCGAGATGTTTGTGTAATAGACTACAAAGGATTGTACCCATCGCTTATGACCGGGTTCAATCTGTGTTGGACTACTAAGCGTGATGGTCCGGGTGAAGGTATTCTTGAGATGGAGAACGGAACTTATTGGGACCAAACTGAGAAGGGCATACTCCCTCAAGTTGTTGATGACCTCTTTGAGTATCGTGCATTATGTAAAAAGCGTATGCGCGAAGCAGAAACTAAAGAGCAAAGAGCAGCATGGAATACAACACAATCAGCAGTCAAGCGCGTAATGGCGAGTCTATATGGGGCAACCGCGAGTGTTGGGTTTGGTTGGGCTGACCTTGACATAGCAGAAACAATTCTATCTGAAGGACGACGCTGCATATCTCTTCTTGACTCAGTTGCTACTAGACTTGGTTACAATGTCTTGTATGGTTTTACTGACAGTGCTTTCGTGCAAGTACCACTTGATGAAGCAGAAGCGTTAGCGAAGAGAATTACTGATGTTATTCAGCGCGACACAGGTAACACTGAGTTGGTTGCTGAAGTTGAAGCCTACATGCCTTATTGGTTACTTGCAGGTAAAAATCGTTACGCGGGTAAGGTGTCTTACCCACCGGAAGATGCAGGTAAACTCAAAACGGCTAACTTCACTAAAGGTAGTAATCTTGCACCTGCTAGTAAAGAAGTGGAGATTAATGTACTAAACCTTGTTTGTGATGGTGCTTCGGAATCAGATGTCATCAATGCGGTATTGGAGATAGCAACTCCGATTCGTCGTGGTGATATTGACTTGAAGTATGTTACAGAGCAGACGCGTATTGGTAATGACCCGGAGAAGTACAAGACTCCATCCGGTGCATCAAGAGCAGCGTTGTATTACAACAACAATATGTCTGATAAAGACCCGTTTGTTTCGGGCGATTCAGTTCAATGGTTACCTGTTTCAGCAGTTCCTATTGGTTTACCACCGACAGATATTGTCGCGTATCGTGAACCTGCTGAAATGGAAGGCTTTGAACTGAACAGAAATGCTATTCTGAAAAAACTAATTGAGAAGAAAATCTCCGGTATATTCGAGGTCTTGGGTTGGGACCTTGAAGCCGCAATGGGAACTCCCCGACCCGCAAAACTATGGTGATACCATGACAAAACAGGAAGATTATATCCGAAAACTAGAAGCGCGAATTGAGAAGTTAGAAAATAAGGTTAATGCAATTAATACTGACCTAAACTCTCTTGAAGATGACATGATTAGTGGTAGCAATTTGGCTAGAGCAATTCATGAAATACAACAAGAGATGCAGAAGCAAGGTATTACAATCATTAACCCTATCTATGCACCCACTAAGGTTGGTGATTACTGATGCAAGATGTTGAGATAACATACTTTGAAACAGGCTCTAAGGAGGTTAGAAAAGCAGAGGGAGAATTGTTCTTCGGTGACGCTTTACTTCAAGATTACACAGGTCTTAGATACTACGACGAGGAAGCGAATGAAAGGCACTTACTAATTCCTTCCGCGTGTATCATTACTATTGACTGCAAAGGTTGGTTTGATGGAGAACTATACATGGTTGATGTTGAAAACATGAAGGCTTCAAAGATGAGAGCAATGATGGAGATGCGTAAGAATCATAGCAGACAGATGGACGAGAGGGGTTTCCAATGAGTTGTTATGACTGTGGAAGTAATAAGTTGGAAATTGAAGAGAGTAGCATGGGTACTCCTTTCGTGTGTTGCATGAAATGTGATTGGGTTATGCCAAAATGGGAATATGATGCTGGAATTGATGATGAATTACATGGGTGATGATTAATATGGTAAAAATATACGATGACGGCTCTTCATATGGTTGGACTCCCGAAATGGGTAAAGATGGAATCATCATCCGTATCAGTAAATCAACTGCTGGCTCATTAGGATGGTGCGCGCAGCAGATGTGGTTGCAGCAAAATTACCCTAAACCACAGGGTCTTGTTAAGCACCTTGTTCTTGGTGATGATGTTCACAACGGTTTGGACCTTATGTATCAAGTGTTAGAAGAAGATAAGCAGTTACTTACTAAGTTGATTGAATCTGATTCAGACTTGAGAAAATATCTAAAAAGTAAGATACCTACAATGAAGACTATTGTTAATAATCGTCGCGCGGAAAACAAAGAGTTTCCATTCTATGATGAGGATTATTACCGCAACATGAATTGGTTAGTTGAATACGAAAATCTGAGGATGAAGATTGACAAAAAGAACCCACTACCACTAGCAAATGAGGTACGCATTGATGTTAAGATTGATGTTGATATTGAAGGGTACGGGACCATACCTGTTCAGTTTGTTGGTATCATTGACCGCGTGTTTAAGGCTGATGATGGAGGGCTACTTCTGTTTGAGTTGAAGACCGGCAAGTGGAAAGACAACAAAGCAAGTGAGATGAGAAAGGAAATGTCATACTACAAGTTCTTGATTGATAATTGCGATAGCGCGTATTTGAAAGAGAAAGGTATCGACCGCCCTGTTACTCAATGGGGTTGGAGATATTCAGCAGCAGACCATTGGACTATTGAAAATGTTAAAAAGGTAAGCGAGCGTAGCATGATGAAGCGTTTGAAAGATTTGATAAAGATGTATCTTGACGAGCATTTCCCTACGACGACGCAAGACTTCAAATGTTCTTATTGTGATTTGATTGAGTTGTGTCCTAAGTATGCTGTGCAGGTGAGCGAATGAGGGAGTGTGAATTGTGTGGTATTAAGAAGACTGATGATATGCGTTTTGCAAAGCGCGTTGCTTGTTTTCAATGCATTGATAAAGTGCTTGAGTTTTGCATTACTGCGGGAATGAAGTTAGGCGAAGGTGATGGATTTGAACCCCCTTCATCTTGATTTCCCTAAAGAAGTTGGACTGTTCAGAAAGATAGTCCACGACAATTCTGAGTTTGAGAAGTATTGGGGTGGGTTGCAAAACTCACAGTGCGCGTATATGTCGGTCTATGGTTTCAGAGCATTGAAACCAAACAAACGCCGCGCGGAATACAATACTGCAATCATCAAACACTTCGTGCTAGACTTCGATAAGAAGTATCGCAAGGGTAGTAACATGATTGAAGTTGACGGTGATGAAGTAGTCGAACAGGTTAGACGCTTACACTATGGTCTTCTAGGTGCAGACATCAATCATGGTGTTTGGTTCAGTGGTAATGGATTTCATATATGGATTTCACTTGATAAGACACACTTACCTTCGTCGGGTACACAGGTTACCCACATCAAGGCAGCAGGTAAGAAGGTCATCAACAAGTGGAAGAAGGACATGGAATTGTATTGCATGGACCCAACAGTGCCATTTGATACTGCGCGTATGATTAGAGTCCCTAACTCCTACAACGCTAAACAACATGTTCTCCGATGGAGCATTCCACTCAAGACAGAAGACATACTAAAGTCATGGGATGAGATATGCGAAATGGCAGAGAAGCCTAAAAATACTGCATATTTCTATGGTAGCAAAGGTGTTGAACTCCCTGTTAAGGAAGTTCGTGAAAAGCAATTCAAAGTAACAGGTGAGCCTGTTGAGTTTGATACAGTCAAGATGGGTAGCATCAAGATACTACCGTGTCTGATGGAGGCAGCATGTCAAGTAGGTAGTAACCCACCACATATCAGCCGCGCAAGTTTGGCTATCTATCTTGCTTCTAGGTTACGAAACTTTTTACCTGTTCAACGCACAACATCAGAGATGAGAGAAAAGCACGTACTAACTATTGGTGATTTCATCAAGAGTTTACAGTGGGCTGATTATGACCCGTCTGTGACTCAGTATCAAGTCGGTTCTATCGTCAACGGTGGTTACATGGAAAGATGTGAGAGTCTAATTGGCAAGGGCTTATGTATTGGTCGGTGTCAATTGTGGGATGGTACGGGAGAGTTGATTTGATGCCAAGAGTCAAATGCTATTTTTGTGATGAGCGCGTAACTACTAAACCATCTGTCCTAGAAAAGAAATCACATTATCTAAGATGCATGAAATGCCGGTCATTTCCACCTAAAGGTGAGTGGAGATGTAAAGCAATTAACAAAGCACATCAAGTTAGGGGTGAAAGATGCAAGAATTGGGTCGGAGGAATAGGCCATAATTATTGTCCTTACCATGCAAAGAAGGTGAAAGAAAATGAAACCAGCATTAATAATTGATACTAATGAGCGCGGGTCGCTTGTTTCAGCAGTTGAAAGAAGAGCCAAGAGCCGTAGCCCTCGAATTGATATATCAAGAGAGAAGTTAGTCAACGGTGATTACAAATGTGGTGATTGGTTGATTGAAGCCAAGAGTATAGATGACCTGTTTAATTCAATGAGAAACGGTCACTTGATGCGACAACTAGACAACATGGATGCCAATGATGGTAACTATGGTCTAGTTATTTGGGGAGAGATAGGTGGTTATGTTCACCGCGCTAGAGAGCGTGGTTCATCCATAACCGCTAGTCAAGCACTCAAACAGATGACAGGGTTCCTCGGTAGGGTAGTAGCCGACTTCGGTTGCTTAATTTACCGCGCACCCAATGTAAGCGAAGCCTCACAATTTATGGTTGCGCTACATGAAAAGACATACAAGAAAGCAAGCAGACATGGTGCGCAAGCCGTTAGGCGCGTAAGCACAAATGATGTCCGCAAAGATATGCTACTCACAATACCGGGTATCGGTCCCGATATGGTTGAGGCAATCATCGAAGCATGTGGTTCTATTGAAGAAGCCGCATGTGGTGATTGTTTGCGTAATGTACCCCGCATGGGAAAAGTGCTACGCAATAGAGTCGTTGAAGTTCTTACAAGCGAAGACGAAGTTCGCTTCGAGAGGTGAGTATAATGAGTAAATTACTACTTACATTCAACAACATTTATCCTTATAATAATAAGGCGATAAATGATAAAACGAGAAACGGTTATAGACTGAATAAGACCACAGGCGGTTTGCCCCGACTAAAACATTCAGCGACAGTGGAGATGAAATAAATGCCCCAAAGACAATGGAACCAATATACCGCAATAAAAGAATACCCGATAATGAAGAACTACCTAGAGAGATTCAGAAAAACATCTTTCTTTAATGAAATCCCCGGATTGATTTCGTTCTTCTATCTTCAAGGTCAAGCCCTTGTTGATTATGTTAGAATACCCGTATGGGCCAGCGCACTAGACCCTAGAATCCATGTGTTTTGGATTCAAGCAACAAGGTCCGGTAAGTCAATCGCTTGGGAGTTTACAGGTGAAGTCGCTGAACTCGCAGGTCTTGACATTGATATGTTTACAAGTGGAACTGACAGCGCGCTAATAGGGTCTATTGACTCTGTAAGTGATGGTAACGGAGGTTACGAGATTGTGCAGAATCAAGGATTACTAGGTGGAAGGAAGTGTTTGAACTTTGATGAAGGTTCAATCCTACTACAATCAAACCCAAAGCAGTTCTTCTCAGAAGTTATTCTATACCTTCAGCAAGCAATGAATCCTGTTGGGAGTCACAGTAATACTTTGACTAAACACATGAAGAACGGTACAGTTGAAACAGAGTCACGCGTATCGTTTTGGATAACATCATTCCCACCTAGTGGTGTCAAGGAATATGTTCTAACCAAAGGATTATTCCAGCGCGTTTTGTTACTTTACAGACCGTGGAGTGATGACATGAGGCAGATGGTATCTGAGCAAAGAATGTCCGGTGTGTTTCAAAATAAATTAGATGATGTTGATTCGCTTGAAGATATAGCACAACACTTTGTCCGCATTCGTGAAAAGACTGAGGCGCGCTTATTGATGCTTGCTAACATGACACATCAAGAGTGGGAGGGCCTTGCACCAGCCGGTAAAGAGGAAATAGCACGCGCTTGTATGCATGACATGTTTAGCATTGATGCATCAGTCCACCCCCAACTAATGGCATCCGTTGATGAATACTACACACTTGTCCGTGGTATGGAAAAACATCTATCTGATGTTGTGTGTTCATTCATTCCGAATGTTTTGAACTACACTTGTCTATTCGCTACACACTTAGCGTTAGTTAGAGTTGAGCGCGATGACATACCTATTGATGGTGATTGGAAGGTTACAGGTGACGACATTGAAATGGCGACTGAAATCCTCTATGATATATACGAGCAACTTGTCCTTTGGCTTGAGTCCGAAGTTGAAGTTGGTGCTAAGGCTGCTGAAAAAGCAGCGCGTAAAGACGAGTGGTTGAATGCAATGAAGCCTTGTAAGACTGTTGATATAGAAAACAAGGGTGACGGATGGGTCTTGAAGAATGAGATGTTCGACCGATATGCTAGCCAATTAGGTAAGAGCAAACCAACTGTTTACAAGAGGTTCAAAGATGTTGAAGGTCTATTCAAGACTTTCAAGATTGGTAATGCTGTCTATGTCAAACTCAAGGAGGAATAAGTATGAGTAAGATAATGGCACTTGATATTGAAACTGCAAACTACTCTCATGAGATAGGTGGTTGGGGTAATACCCATATGTTTGAGCCAACGGTTGTTGCTACTTGGGATGGTGAAGAAGCACACGCATTTACTA